AGACTTCACGGTGTGTTAGCTGAGAAATTCGCTGAAGAATGTGAATTTAAGGTTTCTTCTGTAAAAGAAGCTATAAAAGCGTTAAATGCTAACTTTAAAGAATTTAAGAAAGTTTTAAGACAATATGATTTTAAAATCATAGCTGATGAAAAAACTTTAGAAGTTGAAGACGTATGCACAGCAACGTACCCATTTAAAGAACTGGATATTTTTCCAGTGGCTCACGGTGAAAAAGGAAGTGCAGTAAAAGGCATAATTGGTGGGCTAGAAATTGCAGCGGGCGCACTAATCGATATATTATCTTATGGTTCGTTAAGTGCTATAGGAACACCTTTAATTGTTGCAGGGGTTTCTACTATTGCGGGAGCAGTCATTAATAGTTTCATGCAACCGCCGCAATATGATCAAAGCCAAGACGCAGCAACAAGCAACATATTTGATGGTGCGAGAAACGTAAGTAAAGAGGGTGTTGCAGTGCCAATTTTATATGGTGAAATGATTGTTGGTTCATTAGTTGCTTCAGGTTTCATAGCCGTTGACGGTCAAAAGATTTAAGGGTTATAGATGGCTAAGAATCAAGTACATGATAAGATACCTCAAAATAAACAATTAAGCGCCCAGACTCAAGGTGATGTTGCTTATAAAGTTAAGATATCAGATTACCAAGAAGAACAAGCACCATTAAATGATAGATTGTTCACAAACTTTGGGCTACTTGGAAAAGGTGGTGGCGGTGGTTCTGGTGGTCAGATTAATGGTGATGTTTTACATACAGATACATATGCTAAATTTGTGGATATTGTAAGTGAAGGACAGATTGAAGGCACCGTAAACGGATTAAATTCTATCTTATTAAATGGAACCCCATTAGCTGATGAAAATGGCAACTTGAATTTTAATGGGGTGCAAGTTTATCCTTTGTATGGTACTGAAGATCAAAAATTCCCACCCATGTTTCAAAAATCTGGCTCTACGTTTTCGGTAAACTCAGAAGTCAAAACAACGCAAGCATATACATTTACCGTAACTGATGACAGTATTACATCTACGAATATAATCATCAAGGTGCCGATATTAAGCCAAACAGATGACAATGGCAATATTAATGGAACTTCTGTAAGTTTTCAAATCACTGTCAACGGTAAATTGGTGGCTAAGAAAACTATATCAGGGGTCGCAACAAGTCCAATTGAAAAAGGCTTTGTAGTGAATTTAAGAGATTTCACAGGCGACAAAACTGTGGTTGTTAGCCGTATAACCCCCGATTCTACTGATCCTAAGTTACAGAATAAAACTTTTGTCGCTTCTTACACTTGGATTATTGATTACACTATAAATTATGCTAACCGTGCGGGTTGTGCGTTGATGTTTGAAGCTAAACAATTCGGGTCTCAATTACCAGATAGAGCGTATCATTTAAAAGGCATTAATACAATAAAGATACCAGAGAACTATGATCCAGTTGCTAGAACTTACACAGGCGTATGGAACGGAGTTTTTAAAACAGCATACACAAATAACCCAGTTTGGTGTCTGTACGATTTATTAACTAATACGAGGTATGGTGCTGGGGATTACATAGATGCAGATCAATTAGATAAATTTGAAATGTATGACTTAGCACAATATTGTGACGATATGGTCATTGGCTTAGACGGTTCTATGGAACCTAGATTTACTTTCAATTGTATTATAACCCAACGTGAACAAGCATTAAGTTTAATCAAGAAGATACAGGGGAATTTTTTAGCTGCGTTGTTTTATTTTGGTGGTGTTATTAAATTAGCTCAAGACAAGCCAGAAGACGCTACCGCCATTGTCACTAACGCTAATGTTGTGAATGGGGTGTTTAATTACTCTACTACAGAACTGGATAAACAAACGAACACGGTTGTAGTTAGCTATAACGACCCGATTAATGATTATAAATTAACAACAGAAACGGTTTATAACAATGCTTTGTTAAACCAAGCAGGGCGTGAAGTAAAAAAAGAAGTTAATGCGTTTGGATGTACTAGTAGGTCACAAGCCCACAGAATGGGTAAGTATATGCTGTTAAGTGATATTGACAACGCTGAAAGTGTTAACTACACAGCGGGTTTAGATCACGCTAAGGTTATTATTGGCGACATTATAGAGATACATGATAACTTTATAGAAAACACTGTATCAGCAGGACGCATTAAGTCTATGAGTGGTGTAACTATAGTTCTAGATAGAACGGTTACCTTATTAGCAGGAAATAATTATTTTATAAAAATTATTGACCAAAATGGAGCAGTTGAAGAGTTAACTATTTCTAATGCTAGTGTGGGCACTATCAGCACGATAACAGTAGACGACAATAAAGGATTTATTGCCAGTGCGTATACAGTATATTCTATAAAACACGAAACTGAGACAGATAAACAAGGCACACTGTACAGAATCTTAGATATTCGTGAGAATGATAAAAATACATATGACATAACCGCGAATAAATACGTAAGCAGTAAATTTGACAATATTTACTCTAACAATCCAGTAGATGTGCTTCCTGAACAACCATTACCACCTTTAAGAGCGCCTCAAAATGTGCAAAAAATAAGCCAAAACTTATACAAAGACGGCAAGAATGTATTAAATGATGTTGATTTTGGGTGGAATAGAGTAACTGGTGCCACACATTATGAGTACCAATATAGAATTGACAGTAATGAATTTACTCAAGTTAAACGCACCAATGACAATCAATTTAAAATAATAGATGGTAATGGTGTCTATGACGTGCGTGTACGTGCAGTAGATTTGTTAAATAGAACTTCTAAATTCTCAGAAGTTAAGACACGGGTAAGCACTGGAGACGTTATACCAAGTGACGTACAAAGGTTTAACATACATAGATCAGGCAGCACTTTGGTATTTAGTTGGGAAGAAGTACCCTTGCAAGAATATGGATTGATTGCATATTATGAAATTAGACAAGGTACAACTTGGTTTGATGCGTTAACAGTTTTTAGGACACTTTCTAACTCGTACACATATACGCTCAACACAGGAGGGACTTTTTTAATCAAGGCAGTTACAATTGCGGGTGTTGGTAGTGCTAACGCTGCGAGTGCTAATGCTTTTGCGGGTGACACTAATATTTATATAACTGATAATTATTCAGATTTAGGTTTCCCAGTCAGTGACCCTTCGCAAATTCAAAATTTTACAGTAGAACAAGAAACATTTGATTTCAGTAACGGAGAAGTATTTACTTTTAGCAACGGTGAAGATTTTAGCTTCACTAGCGCCAGTGGCACAAGGTTATTGTTGACTCAATTTACCTATGGTGCTTGGAACACACTTACTAACGCATGGACTACGTATGTAGAACCGTGGTTTGGCGGTGTTCAAATAGGTACAGTAGGGGTGTATGAAACAGACGTAAAAGATTTAGGTGCGGTAGAAGATGTATTCATACATGCTAAAGCTGTTAAATCAGTAGTAGTTACTGACTTATATGTTACTGATTTTGTGGGTTTATATGTACCTGATTTTAATGACGATTGGTACTCAGTAGGTAAAGAAGAAGCTGCAATAATGGTAGTAGAGATGCGTTTTTCAACCGATGGAGTTTCTTATTCTGACTACACTGAATTCGTCCCCGGACAGTATAGAGGGCGATATTTCCAATACAGGATAACATTAACTGCTAAAGTTATGAAATATGAAATGTACATTGATAGTTTTGAAGTAGAATACGATATACCTGATGTGATTGAGAGAGCATTAATTACAACTGGTGCAAATGGTCAAATAACATATACCTTTACAAAAACATTTCATACTACAGATTTAGTGGTACTAGGGAATCCTACTGACCCATCTACAAATGTTACAGTTAAAACATTAAGTAAATCACTAACACAAGCTACTTTTCAATCAATAAATCAAACAACTGGTGCCGTTGCACCTAATGTTGAAATTAATGTAATGATAAAAGGTTATTAAGGAGAGAAAATGTCTAACAATTATCAAGCTGATTTAATGGTGTTAACAGGACAATCTGGTGGTGGGACTACAGTGCCCGTGTTGTGGGAGTATGTAAAGAATTCTTTCGATGCGTTAATGACAAACGTCAGCGGTAGTTCACCACCTATATATTCTCAGCCGTATGTAACATGGGTTAATACTGCTAATAATTTACAATATTATATAGAACCCACTGGGAATAATAGCGTTCTGTTAAATAATTTCAGTACGTTTAATGTTATACAGCAGTCCTCTAGTTTAACTTTAACTGAAGCTAACCACAAACAAACATTTTTGGTTGATAGCTCCAGTGGTGCAGTCACACTAACACTTAGCACGCTAAACACTACTACAGATTCAGGGTACGAAGTGTGCATTAAAAAAGTAGACAATTCTGGTAACACGGTAACTATATCGTACCCAGATATCGATGGCGGCACAGAGGTAATACTTAGAGAAGATAACGACAGTGTTATGTTGTTGTATCATGATGGTGCATACTACGTACGTAGCAGTAACTTAAAGCCTCTACATGTACCGCAAACTATTACAACTACGTACACATTAATACCAGAAGATCATTTTAAAGTGTTATTAATTAATAACACAGCTACTATTTCTATAAACTTACCAGACAGCGCTAGCTTAGCTGCTGGATACGCTGTGACTTTGAAAAAGGTTTCAGGTGCAAGTTTAGATGTAACAATAATCCCTAATGGTTCGGATACCATAGAAGGACAAAGTTCTCTGGTTTTAAACACACAATACCAATACTACAAGATTATGACTGATCAGAGCGGTATCTGGTATATAGTAAGCGAGGGTTAAAACATGTCACAAAATTACACTTCACCTACTACACAACCTACATCAAGCCCAAGTGCTGACGAACCAAATATTAGAGGCAATGATGATGCGCTTTTAACTAATTTCAGTGGAGCTACCACACCGACACTTACAGTTGCGGGTATGCACTGGTTTGATACTACTAATAATTTATTATATGTTAGGGATTCTACTAACTCTAAATGGGGGGTGTGCAGTAACTTAAACAACGGAATAATCGTGACAAACGGTTCTTTCACGGTAGATGCAACGTATAATAAATCGTTAATTCTTGTTCAAAACACACCCACTATCACGCTACCAAGTGCCAGTAATTTTATAGATTTTAATGTTGAGTTTTTTATTTTTGATAATTCTTCAGTTACTATTGTACCCGACCCTGCGGATAATGGGATTTATAGGGACGCTGCCGTGCTACCTAGTGTTACTATACCAGCTAATAACGCTAACACATACCTAAAAATAGGTAGATGGACTGGCGATCCTCGATGGTTTTTGTCTGGCAACCTAAAAGGAGTAGATTCAGACCTATCAACTTTAACAAACGTAGGTAAGAAAGCTATATTAGATTTAATACACCCGATTGGTTCTATCTATACCACTTTTACTAACACCACACCACCCCTAAATGGTGTATTAGGTGTTAGTTGGTCAGCACTTGCAGAAGGTTACGCAGTTATGACGGGTAATACAAGCAACACTGGTGGTGCAGGCGGCGGGAATAGATTAGACACAGGTGCAACCACAGGACATTCAATAACTCAAGCTGAGCTACCAGCTGCAAGTGTTAGCGTTGCAGGTTCAGTAACTGGAACGGTTGCTATCAGTCAACGAACCCTTGGTCAAGGTGATCTTGTTCAACCA